GCATTGAGAAGGTAACAGTGACCGCTAAGTCACGTGCCCTCAAAGCTGAGTACAGTTTAGAATTGGCTCAAGACCTTAAGGCAGTTCACGGATTGGACGCTGAGTCTGAGCTTGCAAACATCCTATCAACTGAAGTTCTCGCTGAGATCAACAGAGAAGTTGTTAGAACTGTTTACAAGATCGCAAGACCTGGTGCTCAAAACAACACTGCAACCGCTGGAATATTCGACCTAGACGTTGACTCTAATGGTCGTTGGTCCGTTGAGAAATTCAAAGGTCTACTCTTCCAGATCGAAAGAGACATGAACGCAATCGGGCATGAAACTCGTCGTGGAAAGGGCAACATTCTAATTTGCTCTGCTGACGTTGCTTCTGCTCTATCAATGGCTGGTGTACTTGACTACACTCCTGCTCTTGCTGGCAACTCTAACCTACTTCCTGATGATAACAGCAGCACACTTGCTGGTACTCTTAACGGAAGAATCAAGGTTTATGTTGACCCTTACTCTGCAAACGTAAGTGATCGTCACTTCTATGTTGCTGGTTATAAGGGTGGATCTCCTTACGACGCTGGACTGTTCTATTGCCCATATGTACCACTACAGATGGTCAGAGCAGTTGGTCAGGATACCTTCCAACCAAAAATCGGATTCAAGACTCGTTACGGCATGATTGCTAACCCATTCGCTGAAGGCACAGACCAAGGCGGTGGAGATCTTGATCCTAACAAGAACCGTTACTACAGAAGAGTTCTCGTAGATAACCTAATGTAAATCGAAGTTTCGATATACACACACGGAGGCACCCTACGGGGTGCCTTTTTTATTAAATACTTGTACCATAGTATTTTGGTACTCGATAATGAACGGCAGACTTGACAAAGTTGCGATGACAGCATATATTATGAAGATGAAGACAGGACTGGATGATAAGTCTTGGTATCCCGAATGGGATGATCGACAACGTGGTGCTGCACAGAGGATTCTAATAAATGTTTTAGAAAGACTCGATGAGTACTGGCAATAACGAGGTTTATGACCGAAGAAACAATCAGAGAAATATTGCCCCGTCTCTGCTACACAAAAGAAGAAGTTGATCTTTTAATTAAAGCAGCAGTTGATGAGGCAAGACGCATAGATGAAGAATCAATGCGTAAGCACAATAGGGATGCTACTATCATTAGTATGATCCTTGGATTCACCTGCCTAGCATTATTTCTAGATGGATTGCTCCGTATTCTAGGTATCATTCCTCCATTCATGGATATTGACGTGAATGTAATTGATGATATAGTTGAAAAGGTAGAGCAAGATGTGCTACCATTAGTCAAAACAGCAAAGGGTTACATCACACGATGACACAGACCGAGTTCCCAGGTGACTGGAGATATTCTGAAGAACAGATGAAAGTCCGTCAGAATGCGCTTAGAATTCTTAAAGCAGAGTTCTTTAATGGAAGAAATGAAAGAGCAATCTATGAGTGTGCAGATGAGTGGTCATCTAAACAAGTTACAACTAATGGCATAGTGTCATACTTTAAAGCATACTTCAAAGGCAAACTTTCTAAATAAAAGAAAGGTATTATATATGACAACAGTGATGGCTATATTATTTCTAGCGGTATCAGTAGTATTGTTCGGTGCTGCTTTTGGATTGATGTATGCCAACATTAAATCTATTAATGAACAGATGGATAAACCCCGACAGAAGTATAGGGTTCCTGCTCCACATCCAGAGATGGAAGGTGTAGCATGGGGTGAGGAGTTGATGGTTATAAATTTTGATGATGAAGAAATTGAGGAAGATGATGACGATGATGATGGGGATGTTCCTGCTGTGGTGAGACGATAAATAATACGGAGACCTGCGTGAACTAATGGGTACTGCTTGGAAACAACAAATAGCAAATAAGAATTTCCTATCTCCGATAGGGTTCAAATTTGTGCTGGCAAAATATCCAAAGGTTGCCTATCTCTCTCAGTCTGCAAATATTCCTTCTATCAATTTAGGGATATTAGAACAACCTACTATGCTAGGTCGTTCAATTCCTACTGATGGAAACATAACATATGATCCATTCAATCTTCAGTTCATTGTAGATGAAGACATTGAGAACTATTTAATACTACACAACTGGATTAGAGGTCTTGGTGCACCAGATAATCTTAAGGAACGTAGACAATTTATGGATGCTCAAAGCAGAATAGTTTCAGGACAAGTTGGAAATGAAACTAGATATGCTGATGCTACACTTACTGTATTAAATTCTAATTTTAAATCCAACTTCCAAGTTGTATTTTATGATATAATACCAACAAATCTTAGTGCATTGGATTTTAATGCAACGGTTGATGGTTCTGACTATGCTGCTGCATCTGTTACTTTCCAGTACAGATCATACGAAATTCAAAAACTAGAGGGAGCACGTAATACAAAACTGACTTAAATAATGGCTGTATTGAATCTTGAACGCATCCAAGAACAGTGGGCAATGGATGCCCCTTTGGATGAAAATGATTTAGTTAATCAAGCACTTGCCGTTCCTGGTCTACACCAGAGATGGATGAGTTATCATAGTACATTTAAATTGATGTTGAGTGATGCTAATGTCAGTTTAAATCGTATTTCTAAAGAGAAGTATGAATATTATGCTGGTAAAGCACCAGCATCAGTGTATAAAGAGAAACCATTTGAGCATAAAGTACTTAAGGGTGATCTAGATAAGTACGTTTATGCTGATGATGATTGGTGTAAAGCCCGTCAAAAGTTAGATTATATAGAAACCTGTATCTACTACATAGAAGGAGTTCTTAGACAGATCTCCAATCGTGGATATACTATCAAGAACGTCATTGACTTGAGGAAGTTTGAAGCAGGTTTCTAATGACCGTTATCAAAAAGAAGAATGAGGTTTACATTAAAGTAAATGCGGAACAGCATGTTCATCGAGAACTAGCAGATCATTTTTGTTTTGATGTACCTAATGCTAAGTATATGCCACACTACCGAAATCATGTGTGGGATGGTAAGATAAGATTATATTCACCTGCAACTGGTGAAATCTATGCTGGATTATTTGATTACGTAACCGATTTTCTTAAGGAAAGAGGGTACATATATCAGGTAGAAAGTGATGAAAACTACGGTAAACCTAACGATAAAGAAGATTATGTCACACCTGAAAGTACTGCGAGCTTTGTTAGATCTCTGGGACTCCCTTTCAAAATCAGAGATTACCAACTCAGAGCAGTATTCTCAGCGATTAAGAACAATCGCCAACTTTTATTATCCCCCACGGGATCGGGGAAGAGTTTAATAATATATTGTTTAGTTAGATGGCACAGAAAGGTGGGTAGGGAAGTACTAATTATTGTACCTACCACCAGTCTGGTCGAACAAATGAGTAAAGACTTTCAAAAATATGGATGGAGTGCAAATGAAGTTCACAAAATCATGGCTGGTGCGGACAAGTTTGACCCTGCTCCAGTCGTTATTAGTACTTGGCAGAGCATTTATAAGCAACCCCGTAAATACTTTAAACGTTTTGATGTCATTATCGGGGATGAAGCACATTTATACAAGGCGAAATCGTTAACAGGTATCTTAAATAAGTGTCATGATGCACGATATCGTATAGGTTTGACTGGTACCTTAGATGGTATGCAGACTCATAAGTTAGTATTGGAAGGATTGTTTGGTAGATGTAATCAGGTAACTAAGACTGCGGATTTAATGAAGGCAGGTACCTTAACTAAGTTAAAAGTGCGCTGTTTATTATTAAATCATGGTTATGTACCTTTTGATTCCTATCAACAGGAGATGGATTGGATAGTTTCCAACACAAGAAGGAATAAATTCATAACAAAACTTGCGTGTGATCTTGAAGGGAACACGCTAATCCTCTTTAATTACGTGGAAAAGCATGGTGATCCTTTATATAACGTTATAAATAGTAATACGGAAGAAAATCGAAAGGTTTTCTATATCCACGGTGGTGTAGAAGCCTCCGAACGTGAAGAAGTACGTGAATTGTGTGAAACACAAGTTGATGCTATAATACTTGCATCTTACGGTACGTTCTCAACTGGTATTAATATTCGGAATCTTCATAACGTAATCTTTGCGTCTCCTTCTAAGTCTCGTATCCGCAACCTACAATCAATTGGTCGTGTTTTACGTAAGGGTGAGAACAAATCACAAGCAGTACTATATGATATTGCGGATGATTGTTCTAGAGGATCAAGACATAACTATACTCTGAGACATCTGGTTGAAAGAATCAAGATATACCAAGAGGAAAAGTTTGATTATGAGGTCACTAAGATTAAATTCAAATGATCAGTTACATACAACACGATAAAGAGTTCTTTGGTGTAATCAAACTAACTAACGGTGAGGAGATCGTTGGCGAAATGATATGCACGGAAGATATTGAGGAGAAAAATAAAGGAACATCTATGATTTTTATCAGTAATCCTGGTAAAATTAAACAAGTTGAAGTTGCGAAGGAACAGCAGGTAGGTGTAGGGATAGCAATAATTAAATGGCATTTCTTTTCAGAAGAAGAGTTTTACATTGTGACTGAAAAGGATATAATATCTATTGCACCGTTGAGTAAGACAGGGATTTTTGCCTATAAGAATTTCTTACGAGGTGAGAGAGGTATGTCTGAATCTGATTCTGAGAATGGACGCACGATGAATAAAGATATGGGTTCTTTGGGAACCGTTGGTAACGCTAGAAATCTCCTCGAAAAAATGTACAGAGCACCATCATCTGACAAGAAGAAATCTTGACAAATACCTATAGGTATTGTAATATTAACGAAGGTGCATAACACCAATAATGACAATATCTATGGCTCCTAAGAAGAAGCAACATTATGTTGATAATAAAAAATTTTTAGAAGAACTCGTAAAGTACCGTAAAAGGATACAGATTGCTGAGGAGAAGGGTTTATCTAAGCCAAGAATTACTGAGTATATTGGTGAGTGCTTTCTAAAAATTGCTACACATTTATCTTACCGTCCAAACTTTATCAATTACATGTATAAAGAAGACATGATTGGTGATGGTATTGAGAACTGTGTACAATACATTTACAATTTTGATCCAGCGAAGTCAAGCAATCCGTTTGCATATTTTACTCAGATAGTGTACTATGCGTATCTGCGACGAATCTCTAAGGAGAAAAGGCAGATGGACATTAAGGATAAACTGATCGAGAAGAAAGGTTTTGACGAGGTGTTCCACTCTGATGGTGATCATAGTCATTCTGAAATGAACACAATCAAGGCACGTATAGAAACCAACATGCGGAATTGAATGAAACTTCTTATTATTACCGATCAGCACTTTGGGGTACGTAATGACAACCAAGTGTTTCTGGATAAGTATCGAAAATTTTATGAGAAGATTGTAATACCATTTATTGATAAGTATGAAATCACCAATGTGTTATGCCTAGGTGATTCCTTTGATAAGAGAAAGAGTATAAATTATAATTCGTTAGAGTCAGCAAAGGATATGTGGTTTACCCCTCTCGCTGAAAGGGGTATTCATATGGATATGTTGATTGGTAATCATGATATCTATTTTAAAAATACACTTCGGGTTAATTCTCCTAGTCTATTGTTGAGTGAGTATGATAATATTAATGTTGTAGATGCCCCTTGTGAAATTGATTATGATGGTAGATCTATCTGTTTGATTCCTTGGATATGTGATGATAATAGAAATGAAACTTTAAAGGTTATTGAGGAGAGTAAGGCAGATATATGTATGGGACATTTGGAACTCAATGGATTTGAGGCAATACCAGGTCATATAATGGATCATGGTGATGACCCTAGTATATTTGAAAAGTTTAATTTAGTATGTTCAGGTCATTTTCATATGAAATCCCGTAGGGGTAATGTTAATTACTTGGGTAATCCGTACCAATTGTATTGGGGTGACTACGGTCAGCAACGTGGATTCCATGTTCTAAATACTGATACAACTAAGTTGACGTTCCTACCTAATCCTTATAACATTTTTCAAAAGATTTATTATGATGACACTAAGAAGATAAAACTACCTGGTAATTTGAAAGGATCCTTTGTTAAATTAGTTGTTGAGAAGAAAACCGATCAGGAATTCTTTGATATAATGGTACATAACCTACAACAGATGGGTTGTGCTGATCTTAAAATTGTTGAAGATCTTACTGTAGATTTAGATGATGTTGATGAAGCAATAGAATCCGAAGATACATTGACCACATTAGAAAGATGTGTTGCAGAGTTGGAAAACAAGGATGATATATTTGCAATTTTGAAATCCCTATATCTTGAGGCACAAGTATGAAATTAGTAGACCATATTGGAATCTGGGAAGGTGCAGTTGACCCAGAACTTTGCCAAATATTCATTGATGAGTTTGAATATTGGTATTCTGTTAGGTATTCTCCTGATGTTTTAGGAAAGAAATTTAATAAAAATACTTTTATAACTTCCCAAAAACAATTTGCAGGTAGAGGTGGTGTCATGCAGAGAGATGACATCCAATGTTTTATGGAACGTGTTAATTTAGGTATTGTTCAAGACCTGAATACTATTGTTGGTAAATGTCTTACTGAATATGCAGAAGTATATCCTGCACTAGTACGAGAAACAGATCCAATATCATCATGGAGTTGTAAGGTACAGAGAACTGCACCTGGTGGTGGGTATCATTACTGGCATTGTGAGAATGGTGCCTTTGTATATCGTGATAGAGTTTGTGCTTGGATGGTATATTTAAATGATATTAGAGCAGATCATGGCGGTGCTACAGAATTCTTCCATCAGAAGTTCTCAATACAACCTAGAATAGGTACAGTAGTTATCTGGCCATCAACTTATACTCACGCTCATAGAGGTGGTTTCTTAACTGGTGATTATGATAAGTATATTGCTACAGGATGGTTTGATAGGGAAGCAGGTGTTGCAACAGAACAACTGTTTGCAGAAGCAGTCAACATTCACAAGGATGATTAGTGGTGTTTATTTTGCAGGATATAAAAAATAATGGTGTTTATGCCGTCAATGATACTGAGACTGGTGCAAGATGTGTCACAATGTTTGTTGACAAAGATGATTGTCAGAGGTATCATGACTTACTCATGGCAAATGGTTTCAAAAGAAAACTAAGAGTCATGGAGGTTGATGCGCAAGTCGTTCGTAACAACTGTGTAAATCATGGTTATGATTTTTCCATTATAACTTCAGACGACATTGTAGTACCACCTGACGAAGAAGATTTAACATGATTGTTTTTGAAAAAATTCGTTGGAAGAATTTTCTTTCCACGGGTAATACTTTTATTGAGATGGATCTTGTTAGTTCTTCTGCTACTTTAGTAGTGGGACACAATGGATCAGGTAAATCCACGATGCTGGATGCTCTTACCTTTGTACTTTTTAATAAACCATTCAGAAAAATTCTGAAAGGTCAGTTAGTTAACTCAGTCAATGAAAAGGACTGTGTTGTGGAAGTCGAGTTTAGTATCGGCAGTATAAATTATCATGTAGTGAGAGGGATTAAACCTAATGTTTTTAAGATTTTTAGAAATGGTCAACTCATTGACCAAGACGCAGCGAACAAGGACTACCAAAAATATCTTGAGCAATCAATCCTTGGACTTAATTACAAGTCTTTCACCCAAGTTGTTATCCTTGGATCATCAACTTTTGTACCCTTCATGCAACTCGGAGCAGTTGTCCGCAGAGAAATTATCGAAGATCTACTCGACATCAAGGTCTTCAGCCAAATGAATGCTATCCTTAAGGATAGAATAAAGGATACTAAAGAAGAACAGAAGGCATGTGTACATGAATTAGCACTTGCACAGCAGAAGGTTCAACTTAAAGAGGAGAACATAGACAATTTAGAGCAACAGTCAGACAAATATTTGAAAGAAAAGAAAGATAGAATTGATAGAAACATACAAAGGTCTGATGCTATTGATGGTGAGGTTAAATTGATCACTGAATTGATTAGTAACCTTGAACCTAAGACAAATATGTTGGAGGATTATAAGGATAAGTATGATTCTCTTAAAGAAAATCGTACTAAACTCAATCAAACACTGAAAAAGACTCAAAAAGACATAGTTTTCTTTGAGAGTAATGATGTTTGTCCCACCTGCACACAGGAAATTCAATCAAAATGGAAAGAAGATCACTGTAAATCTCTAAATGAATCTGTTTTTGAGTTTAATCAGCGTATTTCTGACATAACTAAGGAGGCTAAGGAAGTTCTTGCTGATATTAAGAAGTCAGAGAAGGTTTCTGTTGAATTAATTGAGAAGAGACAGACAGTTAACTCTCTTTTGAAGGAGCAATCTAGACTACGTTTGGATAATAAAAGTCTTGAAGAAGAAATGAGTGGTGGATCTCCTGATTTGAAGAGAGAAAAGGAGGTTTTGGATGATCTGATCAGTGAAAAGGATGATAAACAAGCAATCTGTTCTAATATTAATAAGAGAGCAGATAATTTGAAGGTTGTTTCCAACCTATTGAAGGATGGTGGTATTAAAACTAAGATCATTCGGAAGTTTATACCCACAATTAACCAGAAAATTAATAAATATCTCTCAGAGATGGACTTCTTTGTCAACTTTACCCTTGATGAGGAGTTTAATGAGGTGATTAAGTCACGTTATAGGGACGTTTTCACCTATTCTTCCTTCTCAGAGGGTGAAAAGCAGAAGATTGACCTAGCACTTCTCTTTACTTGGAGATCAATTGCTCAACAGAAGAACAGTGCTAACACAAATCTATTGATTTTGGATGAAGTATTTGATTCTTCATTGGATACTGCTGCTACTGAGGAGTTATTGAAGATATTAAAGTGCTTTAGGGATAACTCAAACATGTTTGTGATATCTCATAAAGGTGATGTACTTTTAGACAAGTTTCCCAAGACCATCAGGTTCAGTAAACCTAACGATTTTTCTAGGATGTCGGATGAGAATGGGGCTTGACAGGTGGTTTATACTATAAACTGATTTTGGAGGTCTTCTAGAGGCATTCTGAGTCCACATGGAGGTATTATGAAACTAAGGGGGAGTGACAACGTGAAAAGGTCTTTTACTAAACAAGACAAGAAGGGTCGAGAAGAAACATGGGAATGGGAGGAGACTCCTGAAGCTCGTGAAGCAATCAAAAAATTACATGAGAGTAGCAATGCAGTTACCGAACTGGCAACACCACAGCAAAAAGGAACAGAAGCGAAGGTTAAAGCCCCAAGCCCTCCGTCAAGCGAGGGAACGACTGAGACAGTTTAAAAAGAGGCACATGAACCCCACCAAGCGTGGGGTTTTGTCGTATTATAGGTATATACCAAACGAGACATATGGCAACACAAGAAATCAAAGGCACCCTAGCAAAACTACTTGCAACTGAAAATCTAATAGTTGAGCATAGGGTTGTTGAAACAGCATGTTTCGATGTAGATACAAGAATTTTAACTCTTCCTATCTGGGAAGGACTAGAGAACGTGACATATGACCTACTAGTTGGACATGAAGTAGGACATGCTCTCTTTACACCACCATCAGACGAGGAAAATATCCCACCAGAGGTTCCAAGATCTTATGTGAACGTTACTGAGGATGCTCGTATTGAGAAGTTGATGAAGAATAAGTTTCCTGGTCTTGCTAAGTGTTTCTATCAAGGGTATTCCAATCTAAATGAGCGTGATTTCTTCCAAATTAAGGATATAGATGTTAGTGAACTTAAATTGATTGATCGTCTCAATCTACATTTTAAGATTGGTGCTCTTGCAATGATTCCATTCGCAGATGAAGAGCAAAAGTATGTAGATATGGTTGCTAATATTGAGACATTTAATGATGCAGTTGATGTTGCTCAAGTATTGTATCGTTTAGAAAAGTCTAAGCAACAAGAAGTAGCAAAGGCACCTAAAGCAGAGATTAAAGCGGATGATAAAGAGCAGAAGGGTGAAGAAGATAATTCAACTGGAGAGCAGCAACCAGATAAGAATGATATAGTTGAGGATGAAGATCTAGAAGAAAGCAATCAACCCACAAATGACCCTGCACAACTAGATGTACCTAGTTTTGAGCAGAAATCAGGTCTAGAAGGTGGAGATAGTGCAGAAGAAGTTAGAACTGACAAAGCATTGCAGGAAGCACTTGCAAATGCTGCTAATAAAAATGAGGATAGTGCTCCAATATACGTAGAAATTCAGGATGTAGACCTTAAAAAGACTGTTGTTGGACATGAATATCTCAGAGATCAGTACACTGCTTTCTGGAATCAATGTCAAGAAGATAGGAGACAGTATGGTGAGAAACCTATCGATTTCACACAAGTTGACTCTGAATATCGTAAGTTTAAGGACTCTTCTAATCGTGAGGTAAACTACCTTGTGAAAGAGTTTGAGATGAAGAAGTCTGCAGCAGCATATAAGAGATCAACTGTGTCTAAAACAGGTATTTTGGACATGAAAAAACTTCACACATACAAGTGGAGTGAGGATTTATTCCTGAAGATTAGTAACACACCTGATGGTAAGAATCATGGTCTAGTATTCTACCTTGACTGGTCTGGATCTATGCATCATGTCATAAAGGACACAGTTGAACAACTTCTATCACTAACTTGGTTCTGCCGTAAGGTTGGTATTCCATTTGAAGTTTATTCATTTGTTTATGACAGAGTTTGGGATCATGATACTTCTTATGAGGATGCTAAACCTAACACTCTTGCTTTTGATCCTACTTTCCGTCTTGTTAATCTTCTAAGTAGTCAGGATAACAATCAAGATTTCGAAACTTCTGCAAAGTATTTGTTCCGTACAGTATATGCATTGACTTTTAGACAAGTATATGACTGGTCAACAGGTACATACACACAAACTATACCCCTTCCTGGTTTCGCAAGTCTTGGTGGCACTCCTTTAAATGAAGCGATTGCTTGTCTACCTACACTTCTACCTCAATTCCGTAATAAGACTGGTGTTGAGAAGTTAAATGTTATTATTCTTACTGATGGTGAGTCTAATTGCTCTTGCTATTGGAGAAAGAGAACTTGGTTGCAAGATGATGGTACTATGGGTTTCAGTATCAACAGATCAGGTCTATCATATAACTCACACTTCCGTAATCCTAAGACTGGTAGAGTATTTGAGAAGAATGGTTCCTATCTAAGTGTAACTAAGAGGTTGCTAGAGTATGTTAGGGATGCTCAGAAGAATGTAAACATCATGGGATTCCGTATCTGCACTACTCGTGAGGCAACTAGACTACTTGGTCATACAGATACCTTCCATTGGAGTGAGGTTGATAGGGAGATTGCTAAATTTAAAAAGGATAAGCAGTACATCATTCGTAACTGGGGTTATAACGAACTATATCTAGTTCAGTCATCATCATTGTCTAATGATGTAGAATTAGATGTGGAAGAGGGTGCTACTAAGGGTAAAATACGTACTGCCTTTAGAAAAAAGTTAAAAGGTAAGGCAGCAAACAAGAAAGTTCTATCATCATTCATTAGTCAAATTGCATGAACATCTTTTGTGTCAATGAGGATCCGTATCTGGCAGCATGTGAGTTGCCAGATCGTCATATTGTGAAGATGCCTGTAGAAACGGCACAGATGTTAGCAGTTATCTATAGTCCTCATATTCATGACATTGGTCCTATATACAAGGCAGATGGAACACCTTACAAGACTGAGAAGGGTGCTTTTAAGAATCATCCATGTACTAGGTGGGCAGCAAAGAGTAGATTTAATATTAATTGGTTGCTACAGCACGGTATAGGACTGTGTGAGGAGTACACTTTTAGATTTGGTAAGAGACATGCTAGTGAGGATGCCATTAGGTATGCTGGTATGTTATGGTCAGGTACATGTTGGGAGAAACATACCCCATTTGTACGTGCTATGCCAGATGATATTAAGAATGATACTAGTATTGATACTGTGACTGCTTATCAAAGGTATGTTGCATCTAAACCGTGGGCAAAGGATAATTATCTACGTGTGCCAGATAGAAAACCGTCCTGGATGTTACCACAACCGAAAAAAGTGCACTATAATATAGACATATTCAAAGATTAAACACATGCCATTCGAACCAGTACCAGTCACCACCGAAGATCTTGTAGGTTTCCTTAAGGAGAGACACGGTGAAGACGTAAATAATCAAAATCTTCTAGAAGCAGCAGATCATTATGAGTGTTCACTTGCTACTGTTAAGAAACGTCTTAAGTCATATAAAGCAGGTATTGGTAAGTGGGATCTAACCATTACAGAAAGACTAGAAAGAAATCTTGCTGCACCTGCTGCAAAACCTGAGAGGCAGAACTTGATTCCACAGACAGATACCAACTTCGTACCCTTTGGGAACTTTAAAGATCTAAAGAAAGTACTCAAAGCAGGTATTTTTTATCCAATTTTCATCACTGGTCTATCAGGTAATGGTAAGACTTTCGGTGTAGAGCAATCATGTGCTCAATTGAACCGTGAGTTGATTCGTGTAAACATTACTGTGGAGACTGATGAAGACGATCTTATTGGTGGGTTTCGCCTTGTGGATGGGAACACTGTTTGGCATAATGGACCTGTCATCGAAGCATTGGAGAGGGGAGCAGTCTTGTTACTCGACGAAATTGACCTTGCTTCTAATAAAATCCTATGCTTACAATCCATCCTTGAAGGTAAGGGCGTGTTTCTAAAGAAGACTGGTAGATATGTTACACCAGCACAGGGATTCACAGTCGTTGCTACTGCCAATACTAAAGGAAAAGGATCCGAGGATGGTCGCTTTGTTGGTACTAATGTACTAAATGAAGCATTCCTTGAGAGATTCCCTCTAACATTTGAGCAGGAGTATCCATCTGTTGCTATTGAGCAGAGAATGCTTAAGAACTACTGCACCGAGTTGGATTGCTGTGATGAGGACTTCCAGAAGAACTTAGTTAACTGGGCAGACATCATCCGTAAGACATTTGCTGAGGGTGGAGTGGATGAAGTGATCTCCACACGTCGTCTAGTGCACATAGTTCGTGCATTTGCTATCTTTAATGATAGACTAAAGGCAATCAAGGTATGTCTTAACAGATTCGATGAAGAGACAAAGCAGTCATTCTTAGAATTATATGATAAGATAGACGTTGATGTCGCATTTGACAAAGATACAGAAGAGCAGTAAACTATGCAAAAGTACAGTGAACAGGAGATCTTGAAAGAGATCTCCGATTATATTAGTCAGACCTATAAGGGTCATTATTCAGTCGGTAATGTTCAAACACTCGATCTGATTGATTCTGTAGGTGATGCTGAGGCATTCTGTAGGAGTAATGTTCTTAAGTATGCTTCACGTTATGACCGTAAAGGTTCAGCACGTAAGGATATTATTAAAATTATTCATTATGGTATGCTGTTACTACACTTTAATGATAAAAGAGAACAAGCAGACAGAAGTGCTGCAAACAACCCAACCGCTTTTTCAGTTGATTACGACAAATGAGTATTAGTCTTTCCCCAGTTACATATGATTTGCTAAAGAACTTTAGTAACATCAATAGGTCTATTGTTATTGAACCAGGTAGTAAGATCAGCACCATTTCTATCAACAAGAACATACTTGCAAGGGCAAGTGTACCTGAAGAGTTTCCAAATCAGATGGCATTCTATGATTTATCTACCTTCTTGGGTGGAGTGTCATTGATTGACAGTCCTGAACTAATTGTTGATGATAAAAAGTGTCGTGTTAAGTCTAAGAACGGACGTTCTAGCACTACATTTTACTATGCTGATCCTGATATTATCACTACTCCACCTACAAAGGAGTTTGCGGTACCTGATACTGTTGCTTCGTTCGATCTATCATCTGAAACATTGATGACTATTGAACGTGCTGCTAAACTATACATGGTACCTGATCTATGCTTGTATACTAAGGATGGTCAGATGTTATTGACTGTCACTGATAGAAAGAATGATACAAGTAATTCATTTGAGATCGCTGTTGGTGAAGATACACGTGAGTATTGCTACTGCTTTAAGGTAGAAAACCTTAAGGTTATCTCACAGGCACAACGTTCTGCAACATCAGTTAATTATGTTGTGAATATTTCTGAGAAGAAGGTAGCACACTTCAAGGGACAAAACCTTGACGTTGAATATTTTATCGCATTAGAACCAGACAACGAGTAATTAATTATGTTTCTATGGGTTGAACAATATCGACCAAAAACCATTGAGGAATGTATAATTCCCGATGAATCTAAGGCGATGTTTAAAGCGTTCTTAAAGCAAGGAGAGATTCCTAATCTTCTTCTTGCTGGTCCTGCGGGAGTTGGTAAAACCACTGTCGCTAAGGCATTATGTAACGAGATTGGAGCAGACTATTATGTCATTAATGGATCGGATGAAGGTCGATTCTTGGACACTGTACGCAATCAGGCAAAGACCTTTGCTTCTACTGTTTCTCTCACTTCTAGTTCCAACCACAAGGTTATTATTGTGGATGAGGCAGACAACACAACGCCTGATGTACAATTACTATTACGAGCGTCGATTGAAGAGTTTCAAAAGAACTGCAGGTTCATCTTTACTTGTAATTATAAAAACAAAATCATAGA